TGTCTTTGGATTTCTTCAAGTTTTCTAATTCAAGAGCAGAATAGATAGAATTCTGTTCAGATACAATTAGATTAATCAAGAAGTTAGTCATATGAGCATTAAATCCACATACTAAGAAATCATATAACGTAGATGCCAATAAATAAATATTGTCATCAGATTCATCAATATGGGATACATTACATTTATTACAGATTGTATCTATGATATTTTTATATACATCTAGTTCAACTGCATTTGTATTTTCTACATCCATTGGATAATTAGCTCTAATATTATCAAAGTTGGATCGAAATACATTTACCATATTTGGTTTTGCATTAATAGCAAACTCATAGCGCTTATTAATATGATTATCAATTACATCATAGATATAATCGCTACTGAAGTTTGCTAGTATTTCAGATAATTGGTGTTCATTTGCTAGTTCATAACCAGCATTCCCGTTACTATAGCCAAACATCGGATTCCTCCTTAAATAGTTAATTTAAAATTTACTGAAATGTAAGTAAATATTTAAATTTTTAGATTTGATTATAGAATCTAGAAAGATTACCAGATAGATGGGAATCATTATTAGTTGGTGTATCATTAGAATATAATGAGATAAAAGCCTGATTTGGCAATTTACCATCTTGCTGATTACGTATTAGATCTACATCTTCTTTTGTTAGATTATACTTATATGCATAAGCCTTTAAGAATTGCGGATCTTGTAATGCAGTCTCTAATGCTTCTTTCTCTTTAGCATCCTCAGCTTTTATCCATTCTTGATAAGTCATACCAATAGCTCTTTGAGCTTCTTTTAACTTATCCATAGGAGATAATTCTGATGGATCATCTTTAGCTAAATCTTTTTGTAGTTGAATAGTTTCTTCATAGATTTCAACAGTTTCAACTGCTGCATCAAATACTATATCATCTACATCTTCATCAGTCTTTAAGACTGTTTTATTTATACCAAAGGCTTCTTTTAAATTTTTACCTTCATACCATACATATAATGCCATTAGATAGGAGAAAGTCAAATCGTCATGTGTATTAGTGGAATGCTCTATCTTACCATTACGTTTAACTTCCAATCCAAGGAATTCATCATATAATCGTTTAGATACAAACTTATCTTTATGATTATCCATACGCTCTTTTAATATTTCCATTAAAAGTTCACGTACGCCTTTAGTTGAATCAAGACCGAATACTTTAGTGAGCTGTTTAATTCTCTTAATAGCTCCAGGTCCTTCAAATCTTTCTTCAATAATCTTATCTTTAAATTCATAATAAAGATTATTAGTAATTCCAGCCTTCTTAAGTAATGCTATTACTGATGCCCCGAACCCGAATGTATTTAAATATAGTCGCTACACTATACTTATGCAATTTGCATCACTCCCATTACAGGACGTGTCTAGATCATTTGTCGTCCTCCAACATTACTTGCTGAGGCCAGGATTTTTCCTCCGCCGATCACTTGCGGTTCTACTCTCCCGTCAGGAGATGATCGTTGAACGTCCCATCCAATATAAAATTAGATGTGTTCGCTGCTAAACGTAGGAGATAACTTTACTCCTATACGTCAAAGCAATTAACCCTGTTGATACATAGACATTTCTATCTATGCAGTGCGTTCTTACACCATTTCGTTCGACATTAATTACAGCATTACGCATATACTTTTGCGTTAATTCAACTATAATCTTAGCCAGTTCTATTTGGCTAATATAGTTACATTTGAAGTCAGCTATTACTTTAGTTGTCTTACTATCTATAATAGAGATAGCAGAACTATCCCTTCTGTACCCACCAGATACGTCGACACCCATTATAGGTGGATCCACTGGTAAACCATTTCTATTATATTCGATAGTATCATATAGATTAACTTGGAATTTACCATTCAGTACGTCTATTACTGAGGTTGGTTCTCTAGTTAATCTAGACATTGTTTCTAATTCTTCTAATGTAAATGGTGAGTTATCTGTCGAGTTTGACCATTCAAGCAAAACTTCACGACGGATATCTTCCCATTTATTATTCATGGTTCTACAGATTTCTTTGAACCATTGTTCACTACATCCAAGTTGTTGATAAGTGAACTTGATATAAACGAAAGTAGACTTAGTATTAGATTCCATTATTTCCATGATTTCTTGATAAGATTTATCATACCAAGTTTCACTAAATGGAACCGCATCTTCTTTCATTTGGAATGCAAATACCCCTTCTTGAGAAGTCAAGAATCCTGGTGTAGTTGTAAATAATATACCGTAAGGTGCACCATTTGCTCTAGAGTTATCTGCAGCTCTCTTGAATGCTGGAACTGTATTTAGATAAATGATTTCATTATATGGTGCAAATCCCCATTCGTCACCCCATAATAGAGGGATAGATTTACCACGTAGTAAGTTCTGAGCTGCAGTTTTATTACGTGCAGACGCTACAGTGATAATTTTATTTCTATTTACTGCATGCTCTAGCCGTAATACTGTATCTGAAGCTTTTGCAGCTTTACCATCTTTTCTATTAAATGGAGCATCCATTCTTAGATATGGAGGTAGACATTCACGGAGGTTCTTTAGGGTTTGTAAGTTATCTTTAGAACCATCTTGTGCTTTATGTAAGAATGCAATAGTAGCATTCGAAGTACCAAAGTTAAATAAATATAAATATCTTGCATCTGCAGCTAAGGTTTTACCTTGCTGACGTGGTAGTTCATGGAAGATATTCATATTATATATAGAGCAGAAGAATAAAGCCATATTACCACGATGTAGTCTAAATGGTATACCTGTACCACTACCACCTTGGTCTGGGACTCTACATACTTCTCGAATAAAGTACCAGAAGTTTGCCATACATTCGGCTAGTACTTTACCCTTATAGTATTGGTTTAGATTTGGATCATGTGGGTCTATAGCCGCTAAATCAGGGTCTAACAGAGCCAGCATGAATTTGTTATTCTTAATTCCTATGGATTTAAGATATATATGCATATCCAGAAAGCTTTTATTCCTGGTAGACATCTGATAATATATTTGCATATCTATCACCTTTGTAAAACTGTGTTTTAATAGTTATATATTATTAAGGTGTTATAGTGATAAGTGTATATCGTATTTATAATTTATTTTAAAGGAGAAATTATCATGTTTAATCTTATTATGAAAGCAGATATCGTAACAAAATTTGCAGCACTTGTAGCTGCAATGTTAACTGTAGTAATTTTAGTATTTATTGTTGGGATGACAATCGATCCGTTTTTCGGATTACGTTGGCTTTCTAATCTTTTGACTCAATATATGAGTCAAGATTCTATGTTATCAGTAATTATTACTTTACAAGTTGCAAAGTATTTTGGTTTATTCTGGTTAGCACACAGAGTGCTAATTATTGTACGTAATATTAAACGTACAGTAAGAAAAAATAAATAAGACAATAAATACCCGTAGGATTTCTATGATCCTACGGGTATAACTTGTTTATTTTTTTTTATTTTTTATTAGATTTCTTAGCAGCTTTTTCTTCTGCTTCAGCTACTTTTTCTTCAGCGTTTTCTTTAACGTCTTCAGTTTCTGTTTCAGGACCTTTAGGATCTTCTTCTGTAGTTTCTTCAGAAGTTGTTTCTGTTTCTGGTTTAGCTTCAGGTTTTACTTCTGGTTCAGTTACAGGTTCTTCTTTAGGTTCTTGTTTGGTTTCTTTTTTACCAGATTTTTTAGTCGTTTGTTCTTTTTCCTCTTTAGGTTCTTCAGTAACTTCTTCGTTGTAGTTAGTGAAGTCTAAAATGCGAGTTCTACCATCTTCAAGAATTTCTTCAACAACACCATGTTGAATGATACATTCGAAAATTTCTTCTGCTTCCAACATTTCTCTGTGGATAGCACGAACCAATTTATTACGTAGTCGAATAGGACGACGGCAAGTTACATTTACAAGTTTAGCCATTGATATTTCCTCCTAGATAGATTCAATTAATTCATCTTCAGAAGTGAGAACAGATTCAATCAAAGCATCATCAATTAAATGATAAGCTTCAGTTAATTCGATATCATCTTCAACTTCTTCAGCGATTTCTTCACTGTCTTTTTCATGTTGTTGGTCGATATCAGACATCAATTCAATTTCAGCAGCTTCATCTTCATCTTCTGCTTCGATATCAATTTCTTCATCTTCTAGACCTTCAACGGAGTCAATATCATCATTATCTTCGTCGTCATCTAATTCTAATTCATCAGAAGCATCAACGATAGCATCGATAGTTTCGTCCATATCTGCATCATTTACATCATCAGTTGCGATTACATCTTCAACTGTAGCTGCAGTATCTTCTAGATCTTGATGGATAGTTTTGTTATCATCCATTTCAATATCCTCCTTTAGTAATCAAGTTCATTATATTCATTATCGTCAACTAAATCATCTAGATCATCACTAGACATAGTTGCTAAGAATATACCTTCATCATCAACAATATCATCGCTTGCCATATCAGCATCAATGGCATCGATAATATCTCGTTTTGCAATCATAGTATCTAAAAATCCGTTCTCGTCAATCATGACATTGAACGCATCTTCGTTATCAATTTGCTCTTTGAAATAATTATCGAGTTCGTTCATTTAGAGTACCTCCATATAGATTACTGATATGTTAACGAGATAGGTTTTTCATTATATTCTTAACCTGTTCTTCTAGGATAAATATAATCACAGGAACGTAGTAAAAAATAATGTTTGCTGGTAAGGAATAGTTAAATTCTTCTAAAGATTTTAGTAAGAATTCATCATATCTATTTAACTTATCTTGATTATCATTAAAGTAATCTATGATAATATTCTTGAAATAATATGGATCATCAGTTTCATATCTTTCATTATCTCTGATTCTCATTACAGTATCATCATCAAAAGATGGAACTACCCAGTTATCACCAGGTTTATATTGATGGAAGATATAGTAATAATCTTCGATATTATAGTATAAGATAGAAGTCTTATCTTCAATCTTCATACCATAACAAGATGGATTATTAATACAAGTTTTATCTTTTCTTTCTAAAGAATGGAAAAGAGTTCTAGAATAATCTAAAGCAAATGATTCTTTAACTGCAAGTTGGTGAGCAATTTGCATGAATGGTATACTCAAAGTATTCATTAAATCATTTCGCTTAATAAACTCAATCATATAACTATCATAGAAATTATGATTATCATAAGAGAATATGAAAGTCTGAGTCTTATTAGAGTAAAATAATGAACGATAGTATGTAATCATATCTGTACAGATATTTTCTAATCGTTTAATATAAGCATGGTCATCATCTTTAATAACTAAAGATAGATTTGTGCCAATATTAGTTGTATCCATTGTATATGATCCAACTACTAAGGATTCGATATCTGTATTATCACCATCATGGGAGCTTAAACGATAAGAAATCTTATACATATTAACTCCAGTTGGCAATGTATCTAAAGTAACACCTGTAACTTTAAATAGGTATTCTTCATCTGTGTGATTTATTATAAAATAATCTTGTGGATATGGTTTGAATGCATTTGGAAGGACATATGCATCTCCTTCAATAGAATCAGATTCAATACCGTAATCGCCAGATTCTAATTGGACTTGAATTTTATCCAATCCAAATAGAACTGTATCTTTAATTTTATTATATCTTAATGGAGAATCTCCATCAGTGTAGCTATATGCTTGATCAGTGCCTTCATCTAATGTACTTTCTGCAGTATTAATATTGAAGTAAGTACAAATTGTAGGCGGTTTATCTGTAAATGTATAGAACGTATTATCCAATCTATCTTTCTTAGAGTCTAAGATAGAATTAATTGTCCCAACATAGGTAGTATCTAGGAATTTTCCCATATGTTACCTCCTTTATTAATGAGATGTTTAAGAAAAAAAAATAAAGTGAGCGGATGAGGTTTATCCCCATCCGCATCATAATATTTGTCTTGCTGAGTCTTTAATCTTAGATAATGGTACGCCATAATCTTTTTCTCCAGATTCATTTCTATGGAAATATATAGAAGATCCTCTAAAGAATTGGATATTATTATTTATGAAGAACTCAGATTGTCTCATAGATATATCACCAGCATCATCATTATCAAAGTATAAATGTAAATCCATATTCATAATTCCTCTAGAGAGAATCAATGAAATTACATTTGGATATTTGTTTCCTGATGCGGCCATATATATCCCATTAGCTCCATATGATAAGTTTGTAAATACTGAAAGAATATCAAATTGTCCTTCAGTAATATTAACCAAAACCTTATCGGTTGTTATAGGAATTTGAGCCGGAATAGAATACGTTTTAGTAAAATTATTCTCTGATAACTTTACGATTAAATATCGGAATTTCTTATCGACTGGTTTAATACATCGCATAATTAGCGCTGTATTATTAATCGAGAGGAAACCCACATACTCACGTTGAATTCGCTCATAATCAGATTCTGTCGCTCCCAGAACCTGCATAATCTGGCGTCTGAAGAACGTAAAATCAAATATAATCTTAAGTTCTAATAAATACCATACTGGTAAAACTACACCAAGTCTAGAATTTACATAATCTACCTTTTCTTGATAGATTCTATCATCTAAGACAAAATCTTTATACTTTATTATTCTTTCATCAGTAGAAATAGAAGAGTAAGCTTTTGGCTTACTCTTCAACATCTTCTTATTATATTCTTCTATCTCAGATATCAAAGATATATCTTTTATCTTTAATAATTCTAAGAAGTTTCTATTTACTAACCCACCTGCTTCACATTTAAAGCAATTATACATAATAGGTTTATCTTTAGATACACCTATATACATATGCTTCTTTCCAGGTGATGATGTATGCCCGCAATCCGGACATCTTAAACCTATTTCTTTTTTCCCAGCCGCAAATTGCGAATCTGGAATTGCAGATTTTAATCTGTCCGCTATATTCATTAAAATACCTATGCTTTAAAGAAGTATATATTGGAATATTCAATAATCTTAGCTTTGATCACTTCATCTCTAGCTTCAGCATGTAAGAATTGTAATCCTTTTAAGATAGAATATTCATTACAAGTAAAGATATTCATCAGATATCCTAAAGGACGTCCTTCAATTAATACCATATAGAATAATTCTTGGTAATTGATTGTTTTACGACCAGTAAAATTTATTTCTCTACCAATACTACTAGTAAATTTAATATCTTTATCATTGATATTTGTAATAATATTAGTAGGGGTTGTGATTGGAGCAACAACTATATCTTCTTCATTAGATTTTGAAGTATCATTATATTTTTTGTCGATGATATTACATTCTGCATCAAGAATATATCCTACAATTTGATTTGGACTAAGCTCTGGATATTTTTCTTGAATTTTAGCTAAATTATGGTGTTTATTAAATTCTTTTTTAACTTCAATATTATATTCTTTCATCGTGTTTACTCCTATAAAATTAAACCATTTGTCTCTTTTCATTTTCATTAGTAACAGCTAATCTTAAAGAAAAGAAAGGCAATTTACATCCAGCTTCGCTTAAACTTTTGAATTCGGTCTCTTTTAATATGAATTTAGTTTTATATGAATGCCTTACATCTTTATATTTCTTAATAAACTGATCTAAATCTGTATATACATTCGGTAACTTGTTTACCATCTTTATCAGACTAACAACAGGTTCACGTCTAACTTTAATATTTTTTAACTTATTTTCTTTAATAAAATTATTGATAATATTAATTAACTCATCGGCTGTAATATTTTTATTGCCTAAAATTTTTTCTAATAAAATATCTTGCATTTTTAAAGTATAATCTAAATCATACTTTGTATTATTAAATATTTTTTTATGATGGGTAAATATATGAATACTTTTATTTAGAGAATTCTCATCTTCAAAGTTATTTAATATACGACAAACACGGATATTTTTTCTTACATATTCTAAAATTTTATCATAATTAAAATATCTATATAGTGGATTATTAAATATATGATATTTTTTATGATTATTACATTCAGCTAGAGCTACACTTGGCATGAGATTAATATTTTTACTATATGAAGAACCATCTCCACAAATAATTCTATTATAAGCATTAGTTAAAATTTCAAAACTTTCTCTAGATGAGAATAATTTATTAATTATTTTATCATCATTGATATTTAAATAGATATTATTTCTTTTGATGTAATCAAAATTAATAATATCATTCTCTGTCACATTCTTTAATAATTTTTCCATTTATACATTACTCCCATAGCATTCAAATTATTTATTATGATTTTTATCATTAAAAATAGATGATCTTAATGAGAAGAACGGTAATGAATTCTTAATATGATTATTATTTATATCGTCACCTATTAGACTATATAGAAATTCATATCGTTCACAGACTGGACTAGTAGTGTATAATCTAACAAATTTGTCAAGTTCTTTGTATATATTAGGATATTTATTAACTTTATCTATTAAATTTTTAATAGCACTTAATCTAGGAGTGCTATAAGTTAGATTATTTTTATTAGCAAAATCTTTAATACTTTCTACTAAGCTATCTACTGTAACATTTTTATTATTTAATATTACATCTATCAGAATATCTTGCATTTTTATAGTATATTCTAGATTATATCTTGCACCAAATACTTTACTACTAATTGCAAAAATAGATATATTCCTGCCCATATTATTGTCATTCTCGAACTTGCTTAATGTATGATAAATCTTTATGTGTTTATTTGCATATTCTAAAATTTTATTATAATTAAAATATCTATATAACGGGTTATTAAAAATATGATGCTTTTTATTATTATTAAACTTATGTATAGCATCAGATGGATTTAGATTAATAATATCTATATAAGTAAAATCAGAATTAATATGTTTATCTATTCTCTCATATGCCATATGTAAAATATCATAACTTAATCTTGATGAAAATATTTTAGTGATTATTTTATTTTTGCCCTTTAAAGATACCCTATTTCTTTTAATAAAATCAAAATTGATAATGTCTGTT